CGCGTATCTATATCAGCGTGATGTTTCTAAGTTCAATCCGGGTGCTACTCCCGCCATGACAGAGTTTAAGACCAATTTGATTGAGCATGGTCGCTCTCCCGCTGAATCCTATTTAGTTGATTTGATGCGTAATCGTTTGTCTGTGTTTAAAGACGGCATTTGTGGTAGCCCATTCCATGATCTATGTGAGCCAATGATAGGGGTTCAAATCCCTCATGGTGTGAAGATACCGCAAGCGGCTTTACTCCATGCGTTCAAGGAAGCTGGTTGGACTGATTTAGGATTATTGGCTTCTTCGGATTACACGAATAAGAAGCATATCTTTGCTGTTCCTTCGGTGATTGAAGGCAAGTCTAAGTCTGAGCTTCGCCGTATGGTTGAGCCAAAGCTGACTGCTGTAGAGAATACCAAGCAACCCGCTACTACTGTTCTATCCTTTGACACAATCAAGAGAGCAAGATAATGTACTACACCTATATACATCGCTATCAAGATACTGGGCAAGTGTTTTATGTCGGTATGAGCAAAAATAAACTTCGCATGACTAGCAAACACCGCTCTCATCAACCTCATTGGTACGCCGCTATCGAAAATAAAGAGTGGTTTGCTGAAGCTGTAGCTAATTGGAACACTAAAGAAGAAGCTGAAAGCCATGAGCAACTGCTAATAGCTTGTTTTAGAGATATGAAACACCCTATCATCAATTTAACTAAAGGTGGTGCGGGGCGCACAGGCTTTAAATGGACAGCAGAAGAACGAATTAAACAAGTGCCAAATCAAATTGCGCGGGGTAAAATGGGCGGTAAATCTACATCAGAAGCAAAGCGCATCAGCAGTAAACTCAATGGTAAACTAGGTGGCAGACCTAGTGCCAAGCGCTTGGGTATAGGGTAAACACCTATACCAAGCGCTTGGGTTAGTGCAAAATTGGAGAACGTAATGAATAAGCCTGTTAAGAATGATGCTGGTGGCATTAAGTACACAACCTTGTCGCAAGCGGCTAAAGCATTAGGGCATAAAGGTGGTAAACAAACTTCTATTCCTAAAGCGGCGGCGGCTAGAGCTAATGGTGCTTTAGGCGGTAAGCCTTCTTCTGGGCATTTTGAAGAAAAATAATTGCTGTATGGGGCAAAAGCGGATGCTGGTTTCCAGACGTAGCGAGTAGCCCCAATTTTTGCGAAAAAATTTTTCTAAAAATTTCTAAAAAATCCGATTTTTTTCGATTTTTTTTATTTTTTATGTTGCAATGCAATATAGGGTAAACCCTTATAATAGTTAGGGTAAACCCTTAATATTATCTAAATATAATATTATCTGATTATCTGGCAGATTATCTGAAAATTTATTATCTGATTATCTGTCTGATTATCTATTTTTGATTATCTGATTATCTGGAAGATTATATATTGTCCTGATTATCTGATTATCTATTCCTGATTATAACTTAGAGATAATATTATATCGCATTTTTCATTCTAGTTTGTTTCTATTATCTAAGATAATATTATATTAACTTTAGGAATTGATTATCTTGATTATCTAAGGGTTATATGGCGTTTTTGCCCTTCTCGAGATAATATTATCCTAGATAATATTATATTAACTTTAGGAATTTATTATATTTGATTATCTCGATTATCTAAGGGTCTGATTATCTGGATTATCTGTTTTTGGTCTTTGCTGGGTGCGCGCTGGTTTTTGCTGGGTGTCTGGGTGCTGGGTCTGCTTGTTTTTGGTCTGGGGTCTGGGACGCGTTAAAACGCGCGCTGGGACGTTTTCGCATTTTTGGTCATAAGGGCATGACCCGCGCGCGCGCTCTAGTGATCCAATAGCTATAAGGCTCTGCAACGTATTCTGTTGCGCGCTCTGGGTCTGGGTGTCTGGGTCTGGGTTGTTTGTTAAAAAATGCACTGTTTTTCACATACGTTTGTTATCTGGGTGCGCGGGTCGCAAACAAAAACCCAGCACCCAGAACTCTGGGCAACAAAAAACCCGCGCTAGGCGGGTTGTTTGCGGTGCTGGTGACGTTATCTGAAAACGTCTGGTAGGTAGTGCCAAAACAATAGCGCGCTTAATAGCGCGCCTAATAGACACGCGCCCAGAACGTCCCAGATTGTTGGTTGAGTTTTGTTTTCCATCATGCGCCCTCGTAAGTGTTTAAGGGTTTAAGCCATGCGAACGTGGCGCGCGCTTTGGCTGGGTCGGTTATCAGGTTGACGAACCATTCCTCGCTTATGTCTCCATCGATTGTCATCTCGACAATTTCGGAAAACGCGTCTATTCCATACATCTCCGCAAAATCAACGGACGCGCCCAGCGATACGCTAGACGCGCGGTCTAGTCCCATATCAGATAAGACCATGAGATATTCCGCCACATTGTCGTCAAAGTCCCAGCGAGTATTTCGCGCGCTGGTCTGGGTGCTGGGGGTCTTACTGTAACTGTCGTCCCAGTCCCAGCTTGGATACACTTGCGACCCAGCAAGACCATACCCAGCGCGCGCATATCCGTAGCTGGGTGCGTACGTTGCGCGCTCTGGTTGTTTGTTTACTTGCTGGGTCGCCAGCTTTGCCAGCTTGTTTGCTTTTTTGTTTACTGGCGCGCTCTTGCTGGTATTGGACGGCGCAGTCCAAGCATAGGTATTGGAGAGCCACAAACCTCCCCAGAACACGCCAGCGTTCTGGTTGATAGTCGCGACACGTCCCGCGTTATCCATCAAAACAAACTTATTCCCAGAGCCTATATGGTCGCCAACAATTTTGGCAAATGCTGGGTGCACAAAAAATTCAGGGTTGCCAGATAGCATGGGACGCAAATAATCGCGGATATAGTGCCACGTGTCCGACTTGCTGGGGTCTGCTTTGTTGCCAGTACTCAAAATGCCATTGTGCATAAGGGCTAAGTCCATGCCGTGCTCTGCATGGTTTAAGACCATATAGGGGTGACAATTCTCTAGGTCGGTGTCGCCGTGCGTTCTCATGCGTAGGTGATACGCGCAGTCCTTCCCAGCAATATGCGCGTTATAAAACGCGATAAATTCCGCGTCCGTTTTTGGGAGAATTTTCTCCGTGATAAGACAATTGTTTTCGGAATACATCACGCCCACGCCGTCTGAGTTGTAACTAAAAAAGTCTGAGAGCCAATGGGCGGGTAGTACTGGCGCGGTTGTTGGTTGGTTGATAAGTAAGCACATGATTAAATTTCCTCTAGGTTGGTTGTTGGTTGGTTGTTGGTTGTTGCGCGCCGTGTATCTGCTTTAGGTTTAAAGGGTAGCGTGTATCCCTTATCCGTCAGATACGCGCGCAGATAGCGGGTATCGCGTCTGTTATTTTCTAGGCAAATATATTGCAAAAAATTCTCCGTTGTGAGTTGCGTCTGGGACGTGTCACGCGCAAAAAACCATGAAATAAATGAAAACTCTAAACACGCCATAATAGTTGTGTATTTGAGCGAACCCTTAAACAGTCGGAACTCTACTGTCTTTTCATTATTAAAATTGAGCGCCTCATATCGTGAACTGTTTAGATTGCGGAGCGCGTTGCGTTTGCGTGAGCCGTTGCGGTAGTCGCGTTCGTAATCGTCTGGTTGTGTTGCGCGTGTTTCTGGGTGCGCGGTGCGTACTGCGTCTTTAATCCACGACTTATCCACGCTCTTATCTTTAAACACGCTATAGGACGATTCCGTCCGTCTGGCGATTGTTTTAATAAGGTCGTGATTCTTTTCATCGTTGATAAACAAAACTAACTTGCTTGCGTGTAGCAGAGACATACCCGCTTTGCAGACGTGGACGTGTAATCCGCACGTTCTGGTGTTGTGCGATTTAGCACCTGCAAACCTTTGCTTAAAAAATGCTAACTGCTCCGCGTGAACGTCTAACCCTGTATACCCAGTTACCATTTCAAATCCGCAGTCTAGTGAGCCGTCCTGCTCGCATAGCGCGTACTGTTTGCCAGCGTCCACGCGATATCCCAGCGCGCCCAGTAGCTCTCCTGCTTTGTTGTAGCGGTCATATCCTTCGCCGATCTCCATTTCCAATTCGAGACCCAGTAATACGCACGTTTTCCTGTCGTCATACTTGCTGGGGATATGCCCTAAGTCATGCTTGCTGGAATGGTACTCACCGATAACAGAATTATTCTCTCTTTCGTCTTCGTCTTCGTCCTGCGTATCATCGTCTGCCACGTACATATCGCGCCGGTCTGAGTAGTGATATCTACTAGAACGGCAGTCTTCGCAGACGTAGTAATCCCCATCGTAAATTGAGCACAAATCGTCGTCCAAAAATAAATAGTCGCAGTCGTGACACTCTGCAAACTGCTCCGAAAATAATTCGTTTAGCAAGTCCAGCCAGCGCGAACGTCCTAAGTTTAGATGCTGGTTGATAACGTCTAGCGCGCTCTGGGGGTCTTCATCGCGTATCGCGTCTGTTAGGTTTTTGCCCAGTATTTTCCATGCGACTTTAGCGCGTAGATAGCGCGTAGGATTTTGCGCGCTGGAACCTAGTGCGCGTTCATAACGCGTGGCGCGTCTGTCTGGTGCGTAACGTGAACGGATTAAAACGCGCTTATCTGCGCTGGTGCTGGTGCTGTTGCCATAATTCCTGATGTAGGTTTGTAAGTCCATTTTGATTTTCTCCTCTAGGTTTAATCAAATTTTGAGCGTGGATTGCCCAGCCCTAATAATGGCGGGTTTTACGCCATGCGTCAAATTGTTTCGCAACAATTTGACGTAGTGCTAAAACGCTATGTCAAATTGTCAAATATGGGGGTTGGATTGTCATTCTGGGTGGGTGAAATGACTTAACAGGGAAGCCTTATAGATACAGGGTTTGGGGGGGTTGTTTGGCTAAATTGTTCTACCTTATGAGGATTTTAATAATCCAAAAATCAATATATGGGGTTGGTGTGGGTGTGCGCCAGCCGTGACGACTTTTTTTGCAATGACAATTGGCAATTTGACTTAGGTTTTAGGGGCGGATTTTGGCTGGTTTGGTGGGTGCTGGGTGCTGGTCTAGGTGCTGGTCTAGGTGCTGGTCTAGGTGTCTGGGTGTCTGGGGGTTGCGTAATGCTGGGTGCTGGGTGCGTGTTTGGTTGGTGCTGGTTGCGTGTTTGGTTGGTGCTGGTTGCGTTCAGGTAAATTTTCATCGCGCCTCTGGACGCACCCAGCAACACGCAGTCTGCATTATCTAAAATGCACTGATAAGACCATGACAATATGACCTTAAAACCTTGATTCTTGTTTTACATAATCGCTAATTATACGCAATCGGCAGTCTGCTGGGTGCTGGTTGCATTATCTAGGCGCGGATTATCTCGATTATCTCAATTATTATATATAATGCTAAGTTGTTGATTTATATAGGGATTTTTTTGCCTATTAAAAAAGAAAAAGGGGGTCATTAATATCCCCCCACCACGCAACTCCGTTAGCAAAACTCAA